CATTAGGCGAAGGGACATTAGTAGATGAACCAGGAGGTGAACCATTAGTAGAAGAACCATTAGGCGAAGAACCATTAGTAGAAGAACCATTAGTAGAAGAACCATTAGTAGATGAACCATTAGGCGAAGAACCATTAGTAGATGAACCAGAAGGTGATGAACCAGAAGGCGATGAACCATTAGATGAACCTGTAGGCGAAGAACTATTAGGCGAAGAACCAGCAAGCGAAGAACCAGCAAGCGAAGAACCAGCAAGCGAAGAACCAACTACTCTTGAAGCGACTGGACAAAATATAATGGAAACCGTGAAAAAAAGTTATGACATGGCTGTAGATAGAACAAGAAGTGATGCCAATGAAATAGTTGATAATGTAAGTGAAACTATAGAAAATACAGGAAAAAGTATAATGCAAACTCTTTCACCAATAACTAGTGAACCAATAACTAGTGAACCAATAACTAGTGAACCAATAAGTAATGAAGAAACACCAAATTTTATATCAGAAGAAAGTAATGGGAATCCTCTAGCAACTAGCGTTGAAGACTTAGGTGAAGATTCTTTATTAATGCCAAAAAAAGTAAAAGAAGAAGAAGAAATCCCAGAAGAAGAAATTCCATCAGATGATCAAAAAAAAATTCAAGTTTCATTATAAATAAATTGAATTGAAAACAATTTTTTTAGTATATTATATTAATAATGGAAGAAAGCACACATATTAAACAAATTTACAATTCCCGCGTAAATCTTTTAGACATGTTAGAAGAGCAAGATTTTGATACATCAAATTATAAAGGCGAACATATTCAAGAAGTCAATTTAATGAATATAAATGAACAATTAGATATGTTAATTGAAAAAGAAGATAAGAAATTATATATTAAATATCATTTAAATAAAACTATTCGCCCTGCCACAATTAATGAATTTATTGAAGATTTATTCATGATCGAGGAAATATTAGAAAAAAAAGATGATCTTATTATTGTTACTCGTGACAATGTAAATGACACATTAATTAAATTGTTAAAGAAAATATGGAGTAATGATGGTATATTTATTCGAATTATTAATATTAAAGCATTACAATTTAATATTTTAAAACACGACCTTGTCCCAAAGCATAGTATTTTAAACGAAGAAGAAACATTAGAATTCAAAAAGAAATATAATATTACAAGCATTCGTCAAATACCTGATATTTCAAGATTTAGTCCAGTATCTTTGATAATTGGAATCCGTCCGAATGAAATATGTAAAATTGAAAGATATTCTCCTACGACGATTCATAGTTTATTTTATAGAGTATGTATTTAAAAATATAAAGTATTTATAATGAGAACAGAAAATTTTTATGTAAAAAAACCAATTCTTTTTTCCGAAGAATTGAAAAATATTTACGATAAATTTCCAAATCTATTAGATCAATTTGAAAAACAATTCATTAATTATAAAATAAATTCAATCATTTTTGATGCAGTTGAAGCAAATAATAGATTAGAGAATAATGTATTAGATAATAATGTATCGGAAGAAGAAACAAATACAAGCAGTTATAATGAAATTGAAAATTCATATAATAAATCCTTGGGTTTGTTAGAAAATAATGAATCATCTCTAAAAGCATTATTTCAACAAATTTTCATTGAAGGAAAAAAAATGAGAAATATTGTAAATACAAATACAGAAAAAATAAAAAAATTTAACAAAGAATATAATTCATCTGAAAAAAAATTACATAATTACATAAATAATAGCGAGGCCTCTTATGGACTTTATTATGATAGCAGAAAAAATTATATTGTGGAATTAACTAATATTTTAATACTTTTTTTAACTATAATTGTTGGTGGTGGATTACTTCACAAAAATAAACCCAACTAATATATATGAATGATTTAACTTTATATAAATTAATATACGAGATACAAAATAACTATCAACAATATAAGGATTTATATGAAGCTTACAAATATAAACCAGATGAAAATATAATGAATGAAATGCAAAAGTTAAATACCACATTAAAACAACAAATCAATCAATATAATTCAATCGACAAAGAAAAAAAAGACGAAACAATGATAAATATCGATGAAACAAATACTGAAATGTTAGAGATTATGAATGAAATTAAGACATTAAACCATAATTCGAACATAGTTGCCAAAGAAGACGATTCGTATTTAAATGCAATAAGTTATTATTATATTTATACTTTTTATTTTGTAATTAGTATATTTTTTATCATTGTATTAACATATTCATTCACAAATAATAACATTTTTATTGAATCTATTATATTAGGGTTATCTGGAACGATTGTTTTATTTTACATGTATGAATATAAATTTAATGTAGATTTTATAACAAATAATATGTTGGTTGATGCTATAAAGAATATATCGAATTCAATATATATTTATATTAACTTAATATAATGAGTAATACATTTTTAAAGGACCAATTAGATAATACGAAGGATGAATACGAACGTTCATTAATGAACGAACCTGGAAGAAATGTAAATTTAAATGATAATACATTTGCATATGTTACAAATAAAAATATTTTAAAAAAATACCAGAATAAAGAACAAGATAAGGGTTTATTTTGTCCTTCATATACAAATTCTCCAGCATTAGACTATTCAATATTAGATGTAAGAAATGGTGATGCTTATTTAAACGGCGAGGTATTGCGAGAAGGAGAAGAAATGAAAAATTCACAATCTTGTTATGAAACAGATATTAATGTTCATGTCATTCAAAGAAACGATTCATTTGGATTAAAACAAGGAGGCCGACGATGTATACCAGAAATGAATTTTGATTATACAATGAGTAGTGAAATTAATAATCCTGAAGAATGTGTTACAATGGCTAGAAATAATAATCATAAATATTTAGGAATCCAAGAAAAAGATACAAAACTTTTTTGTTATACAGGGAATGAAATCGACCAAAGTATAGCTAGTGCAAAAATTACACCAATACATACTATTTTAACATGTAATAAAGAAAAAGATAAATCTGAATATAGTTTTGGTTTTGGTGAAAATAATTTTATAATTTATGGTGGTAATGAAGATTGTCAAGCAGAAAAGGTGTTTAGCAAACAATACAAAGTAGATCGAAAACTAAAACGAAGACCCATGTTTAAAAAGAGAAAATTAATAAAGGATGATGAATATGAATATATTGTTATAATAACTGATAATGTAGTCATCATAAAAAGAGTATATAAAGATGGTAAAGTAAATATTCGACAGTTTAAATTAATTATGCCTGGAATGCCTATTGACGAAACAAATTGGAATGGCTTTCCGACTAAGAATGAGATACATCAAAATGATAAAATACCCTTTGGAACATTTTTAATATCAAACAATAATAAATATTTTATAACACTTGTAGAAGATAATAATAAAATGAAATTAATTGTTGGATGTTTTCAAACAACATGTAATAATCCTGGTACAAATAATATTATGAATTATGGATTTGATAATGATAAGGGTTCCATTTTAACAGCAGAATTTGCGGATAAAAATGACAATTTAATTAATAAGGTTGGTTATATTGATGAAAATATGAAGTTACGATTATATCCGGATAATTTAATTACACATACAAATGAATATATAAAGAAGAAGAATTCAGGTTCTCCAAGTGAATATGTAAATGACATAAATAAAAAGGAGCAATGTGAAACTTTATGTAATAAAGATAATGAGTGTAAAGGCTTTGTAATAAATCCTGAAGTGAGTAAATGTTGGTTACAAAAACAGTCTATGTATACAAATACCTTATTTCATAAAACAGAAAATACTTTATTTGTAAAGCAACCTAAAATTATGAATGAATGTGCAAATAAAAAAATGAGAGACATTGATATATATCACGCAAGCGAATTATTAAAAGGAGAGGATATGAATAATGATAGCAGATGTAATACAATCAATCAAGAAGAAATTGAAAAACTAAAGGAGGCTACACAATGGCAAATTGCATTGAATAACAATCATATAACGAATATTCATGAGTTTGAAAAAAAAAATGTAAAAACATATAATGATAATTTACAGATATATGATGATTTAAAAAGTGACGTAGATGAATATAATAATTCTTTAGATAAGGTAAAATATAATAACGTTTCAATAAAGGCGATGGAAGATGTATCTGAAATTGAAAGAAATCAAAAAAAATATTATTTAATTATGATATCCTTATTTGTGATAACAAGTGCAATTGTATTAATAAAGATAAAAAAATAATATTATAATATATGAATTCTTCATTACAAAAAAAAATGAATAAAGATGTAATACAAAATATAAATCCAGAATTAATGACCAGTGAGTTTTCTGAAGCAACAAAAAAAACCAATCAACTTTGGGACGAACTTCAAAATACAGATAATAATAATGAGAATGATGTCGCTAAGGCATCCACACTAATAAACGATTTTGACTTGGATTATGATACTATGAAAAAAAATTATGAAACATCAAATAATCTTTCAGAATATGAAACTCAAAAACTAACATCATATGATATATTGAATTCAGAAGTGGCTGTTTATCAAATGGAAGATATGAAACACAAATTAAACTTTATACAAGATGAAAAAAATAGAAAAAAAAGAATGATAGAAATTTATGATTATGAAAGTGAAAAATACAAACATTGGAGTCAGATTATGAAAATGGTATTTTTTATTATTGTTCTTTTAATACTTTTGGTATCATTAAATAATTATTATTTATTACCTACTGTTTTATTTAATATATTAGTTGCTCTAGTCTGCATTATCGGATTTATCACAATATTTTTTAAAGTAGTTGATGTTTCATGGAGAGATAATATGAATTACAAGAAATATAATTGGAATTGGATTTCACCACCACTTGATGTTACAGATTATAAAGGAACTGGAGATTTAAGTATGAATATAGGTGTAGATTGTATCGGCGAATTATGTTGTGTTGGTAATTACGATCATGATGCAAAATTATGTGTTTTTAATTCTTAAAGAAGAATATAATATAACTATATTATAAATGAGTGATTTAGATGTGAATAATTCAGATCCTAATAATAATGATTCAATTAATTACGATGTGCCAGGCCCATGGAATTGTGGAGAAGACGAATTGGTCTGGGATGAAGATAAGAAACAATGTGTATATAATAATGAAATTATGACAATGGAAAATCCAGTAGATACTGCTTTTGATACTCTGGGAGATACATTGGAACAAACTGGATTTGAAGATATGGTAAACGCATTGGTAGAGTCAACCAATGACACAAAAATACCATATATGTTAAAACAACAATGGGAAGAAACAATTGTAATAAGTAAAAATGCTCCCACAAATGAAATTATTGCCGGAATGCGTTATTATAAAAGTATAGATGGAAATTATGGAGAAGAAGAATTAAGAAATAGGATTGAAAAAAAAGCACAAAAAAAAAGAAAAGAAAAAGAAAATCAGTATGATGAAATGAAAGCAATCATAGAAAAATTAATTATTTATTATGAAACGAATTATAAATCTTTTCGAAGTGTCAATGAATTATATAATGTAAAAAAAAGAAAAAACGAAGAAATGAAATTAAAAATAGAGGATTTAAAAAAAGATTCAAGAACAAATAATCGTAAAGTAACCTATGAAGAAATGGCAATCAAAAATTTATTTACATTAAAAATATTATTATATTTAATTATTTTTATAATTGTTGGTTTATATATATATTATGTATCTTTATCGGATTACAAAAATTATAAATCATGGATTGTTCCTTTTCTCATTATAATCATTGTCACATTTAAAACGATAATATCTAAATTGTTATATGTTTCAGTTGATAATATATATTATACATTAACTACAACGCGTGTGAAAAATGTATATATTTAACTATATAATTATGGCTGAGTACCCACTTCATTGATATCATCGTCATCATCATCATGTATGATTGTAATATTTTGCCATCCAGATTTATACATTCCGTATTTTTTATCCATAAACTCATTTAGTTCTTTTACCTTGGGTACTCCACGACCATAATGACTTGTATACCATTCTTTAAATACATAGTGTAATTCAGACTTCTTCACTTTAGAACCCGTATCTTTTTTAATTTTATCTTTTGTAAATTCAGATAAATAATCTTGTCCGTCACGATATTCTTTACTTACTGACATTACAATATCACAATCATCAACGGCACCATCTTTTTCAAAGGCGTGTTTTACTAATAAAGACATAAATATGGGTCCCCAATTCATAAATTTCTGTGCTAAATTTTTATCTAAATCATACTGAAAAGGATAATCTTCTTTTGGATATTTTTCATCTTCGTATGGATTTTTGATAAATTTTGAATCAAATGGACAAACGCGGATACGGCGCCATGTACCGTCATCGTTACTTTTAATATCAAATAATGTATTGGTACAAACTACTAATTTAAATTGTGGAATGAATGTAACTGTATCTTTAAATAAAGCTCTGCCCTGAATAGGGTCACCTCCTGTGATTTCTTTCATAATACCTTCATTAATTTTGTCACCCTTACTTGGTTCTTGCATAACCGCATATCTTTTTCCTTTTAGAGCTACAATTTCAGAAGATGTACTCCCAATACTAGTTCTACTTTGTGTAATAAGTGTAACAGGAACTGTACCTTTATAATCACCTAAACACATTGACATTAATTCTACTAATCTTGATTTTCCATTCGCACCCGAACCAGTATAAATATTGAATGTTTGATTATCATTTGTGCCTATAAGTGATGAAGCCAAGTGTTCCCACATATATTTTGTGAGTTCTTCTTTGGGAAATAATTGTTTAATAAAATCTTTAATTTCATCAACAAGATATTTTTTATTAGGTTTAATTTTATCGTATGGAATATAATCAAGTTTTGTCGACATAGATATATAATCTTCTGGTTGTCCTTTCCTGTAAATCTTTTCTTTAAAATCAACAACATAATTATTGAAACACATTAAATAAGGGTTTTGATCTAATTTATTTAGAAATTCAGAATCATAAAATACTTCCCTAGCTTCTCGCATAATGTTATTTTTCCAACCCGTTGTTTTTACGTGTTGGCAAATTGTAGAAATACGATGAATTTTTTTCACTAATTTTTCATGATAGGGGTCATTTGTATCGGTACTATCTAATTTATTATTCATTTCAATCATTGCGTCAAAATAGATTTGAAATAGGTCTTTTGATATTGATAATCTTAAAGAATTACCAGAATCATTTTCAAACCATTTGTTCCCTTTATATTCATACCAAAAGTTATTTTTAATGCTTACACAAACAAATTGGTCTTTGAAACGATTTAATAAAACCATTGCAATATCATATTCAGTTGGTTTATCACATTGGATTGTTTGTTCAATAAAATAGTCAATAGTAGTTTTACGAATTTCCATATATTTATGATACGCGTCACATTTACACCAATACATAATGGATCTTGATGTTAAATTATCAGGATTTCCATTTTCAAAAGAACACCAAGTTTCGTATAACTCTGAGACATTCGACCAATCAAATTTACCACTATTTGTTTTTAAACTATCTCTACATATTTCTTGACTTGAAAATTTTAACCAAGTAAGAAATAATTTTTTATTCGTATTCGCAAGAGCCCAACCAACTCTAATCCATTTTGTAAATGAACCTGGTCCATAATATTGATCAGGAAGGGCCATCACATAATCGTGTGTTTCTTTTAATTTATATTCACAACTATTGTTTTCAAATGTTTCAAATTGTTCTTGAAGAAGAGTATCTAAAATTTCTGGACTGGATATATCATTGAATGTTATATCTTTTTTGGACGGTTTCATTATAAACTTTTTCTTCGCTTTTGATTTTGGAATATTGTCTAATAAATATCTATAATCCTCTTTTAATTCAAAAGTGCTGTGTTTATTATTTCTAGCTGAAAGTTTATATAGATTTTCTTTTGTATTGAACTTTGAAATATCTTTGTTATCTACACCCCATACTTCTGAATCATATGTAATTTCATATATCATTTTAACTAAATAAGCATCATGTCTAGGTTTTCTAGAACCATACAATTGCCAATTTGAATTACCTGTAGTGACCGATGCGTCAAAAACATCATCCCATTTATTGATTACAGGAAGGTCATCCCATAATTCTGGTAATTCTTTTAATACTTCATCACGAACAAACATTTGGACCCCTTTGTGCATTTTTAAACAAATTATAATATGTATTCCATCTTTTGTTTTTTCCGGTAAACAATTCACAGATGTTTTTTCCATACAAAACACCTCTAATTTAGAACCATCTTCAATATCAACAATGTCAGTTAGTTTTTCAACATATAACATAATAAAATCTAAAATATGGTCATTTGTGTGTTGTCTTTCTTTAATATTTGTATCATAATTCAAATCTATATCAATCAGTACAGGGCCATCTTCTATTAATTGTTTTTCCGTAAGGTATTCCATTTTACCCTCTTTGAAAACTTTTTTATAATACAAATCAAGAAATTTTTCATTATCATTTTCCTGAATATGAAAAGAACCACCATTAAACTCTGTTTTTTCCCCTTTTTTTGGTTTCTCACCTATTTTAGTGTGAGTATGTATCTGGCCTTGTTTATTTATGCGTTCATATAAAAAGTCGTCCAACATAGATTTACTCATCCTTAAAGTTATAAGGGATAATGTTTTATGTCAATTTTTATAATTAACATAAAGCAATCTATGATATATATATAATGTCAAAGCATATTGGTAAGACGTGTATTAAAAGAATTATAAAAGATTTAAATGATATAACAAAGAATCCATTAGATTCGCATGGAATTTATTATAGTCATGACGAAGATGATATTTTAAAAGGTTCATTTTTAATTGTCGGTGGAGAGAATACACCATACGAAAATGGTTACTATATTTTTGATATATCTTTTCCAGAAAATTATCCATTTACTCCTCCTGTATGTAAATGCATTACCAATGATGGTTTAATACGATTTAATCCTAATATCTATAGGGACGGAAAAGTTTGTTTATCCATATTAAATACATGGGTTGGCGAACAATGGAGTGGATGTCAGTCAATTACTACAATCCTTTTAAATATTTGTAGTAATATTTTTGTAAATAATCCTTTATTGAATGAACCAGGAATTCCTAAAAGACATCCAAATGTCCCTTTGTATAATGAAATTATAACATATAAAAATATTGATTATACTATTATTTCACAATTAAATAATGTAATCATTCAAGAAAAATATCCAGTATTTTATTCTATCATGAAGGATAGATTTATAGAAAAATATGAAAGTATTTTATCTTCTATTGAAAAAGATAAAGAAAAGGTTATTGAATGTTTTGTTTATAAAATGAAAGTGATTATAAATACAAATGATTTAATCCATAAATTAGAAATGCTACATTCTAAAATTAAATAATAATTTCTAAATCTTTTAATTTCCAATATTCGGAACCACCGTTAGGTATAGGTCTCCGAATGATAAATGGAATTTTTTTTTCTTTATATTCCATATTTGCTATAGTATATCCATCAATGATATTTTCAGGTATATCAATAAAAGGTCTTGAACCTGTATTAATTTGTTTTGCTCTTAAACCAAGAATTCTTGTTTTTTCATATTTTGTAACAAATGGATATGTTTTATGTAATTTATCTATAATATCACCTTCACTATTTCTTACTACATTACACATGGATTGAACCTCTAAAGAATTATGGTTCAGACATTCTGGATGATTTTCTTCTATAATGTTTCTCCTAATATCTTCATTCATTTTTTGAAGATTATCTTCTTCGTCATAATATTCATCGTCATCATCATCTGTTTGCGCTTCATAATATTCATCGTCATCATCATCCGGTTCTGCGTCTTCCGCGTCAACATCTTCATCATCAACGTCCGGGTCTTCTACTCCAGTGTCAACATCTTCAGTATCAACATCTTCAGCATCAACATCTTCATCATCACCGTCTTCCTCATCAACGTCAGGGTCTTCTACTTCAGCGTCACCGTCTTCCTCATCAACGTCAGGGTCTTCTAGTTCAGCGTCAGGTTCTGCGTCTTCATCTAAATTATCAGGGTCTAATTCAATTACATCAAGGTCAACTTCATCATCACTTTCATTATAATCAGACATTATAATATACTAATACATATTTTTATATCAATTTAATTGTCTGTTTTCCATTTAGTATCACAATTTGTACACATATAAACATATTTGAGATTTGTATCATCGTAACGGATATAAATAATTTCTTTTTCTGTTTCTTGTGTATTTGAAGTGCAACTTTGGTTAGGACATTTCATTGTATTCATTCGTGGAACAGTCGGATCAAATTTTGTATATTCATTAATGACATTTGATAATTTATCTGTTTGTTTTGTATCTTGAATTACAAATGAATCTTTATCAACATTCGTATCTTCATTTCCACAATTTCTACAATATAATTTTAGCTTTTCTGTTTCTTCCTCAATAGAAAGATAATACATATTGTCGCATTTGTTACAGAACTTCATAATAAATGAATATATTATTTATTTTTATATTCAATTTTATTAGCATTTCCATCGATTGCCACAAGAAATACAAGTGACAAATGTCGTCATAGGTTCATCAGCCGATCTTGTTTGTAATTGATAATAACTACATTTTTTTGATTTACATTTCCTACACGTAAAATTGTCTGTATTTCCCTCTAGATTGGTAGAATATTTATTATCATCTCTTTCTTTTTTTAACTTAATTAAAGAATCCCATTTTTCAGGTAACATTTCTTGATGAGAACATTTTCCGAATGTTTGACAATGTAGTGTTCCTTTTTTTAATTTCTTTAAAATAATATCATTTTGTAGATTGATATATATGGTTTTTACTCTATCGATATATATAGTTACAAAATATTGATTTTCCCATGATTTCACAATGTGTAAATTATCTGCTGTTGATTCTGCATATTCAAAAATCCCCTTTTCGATTAAAACACTTTTTTTATGTGTTATTTTTTTACTTAACATTTTAATAATATTTTGCTGAAATTCTTCTGGATTTTTTACAGACCGCATTGAATTATATATTATTATATTATTAAATCAATTTAATATAAAAATACAATAGCATAATATTTAATGAAAATATATCCAAATGATATGAAAATGAAAGATGTAAAAATAAAAGAAGAATATAAAGAAATATATACAGACTATATTTATAGCAATGATGGTATATATAAGATAAATAATGATATTATAAAATTAAAGCAGACAAATATACCAATTATAGAAAAAAGTAATTATAAACTGGATATGAATAGTTATGTTGTAGAAAAAAATAATTGTACGTATATTCCTTACAAACATATATTAATTCATAATAAACGTGAAATATATGATTTAGAAGATATTCAATTTATAAAAGAATTTGTGAACAACCAATTTTATAATATGTATTTCGAAATCGATGACAAAATAATGAGCGATAAAAATAAAAATACAATTACCGCGTTTTTATACAAATACAACTTATATTCGTCTATATAAATGGTTTTATATCTTATTCGAAATAGTATAATATATATTTTATTTATTTATTCATGTCACTGGATATATCTATATATTTTAGACATAATGACTGTACCTATTATACGTGAATATTCAAAAGATAAAAATGATTCGAAATATAATGAATATAATGATAAACCTCTACATAATGATGAACCTAAAGTAGAACCTGACAATAATATGAAAAATGAATTAAGTAATTTTTTATCTAAATTGAGATAAAGACAATATATAATAATACAATAATGAATGAGGTATTAAAACAATTTCCAAATATTAAACTTTCTTATGATAAACAATTACATAATAAAGTTTCTTGTGATATTTATAGTATCACACCTAAAGGCTGTAAAGCTGTTTTATGGTTCACCTATAAAGATGAAACACCAATTGTCTATATTTTTCACTATCGATATAATAATATAATTAAGAGTGAAACACCAATTGTATCGTTTGATTCAACCCTTTGTCTAGGAAAAGGAACAATTCTACAAGGTGTATTATTTCATATTAAATCATTATCTCATTTTTCAATCAGTGATATTTTATATTATAAAGGGAAACTCGTAAAATATAATTTTAAAGATTCTATTCAAATGAAATTACAAATTCTTTCTTCTTATATAAAACAAGAAAGATATACAAAAAAATCATTAGTGATTGGATTACCTTATATATCAAAAAAATATGATGATATTATTAAAAAAATGAATGAACTCGAATATAATATACAGGGGTTTGTATGCCATGATTATCAAAGGTATCATTCACAAGGTATAGTCGTATTCAAAGATAAAATTATGAATTCAAATGATTGTATCATGAAGATAAAATCAACCTATTTAGATGATGTATATCATATATATATTGATGATGAATATTATAATGTGTGTTGTGTACCAACTTATAAAAGTAGCAAGTTATTAAATGAATTATTTAATAAAAATAAAATGGATACAATTGATTCAATAGAAGAAAGTGACAATGAGGAAGATTTTGAAGATAAAAATTCATTCTCAGAAGTGATTAAAAAAATGAAGTGTAAATATCATCAAAAATTTAAAAAATGGGAACCCTATGAAAATATTGAGGATGATTCAATAGAATTTAGCAATTTAGAATTAATTAAGAAACAAGAATCTATTTAGCAAAAGCGCATTTTATTTTTTTTGTTTCTTTTATTTTCCATACATTTTTAAAATAATCGTTCGATGTTGTTTCCATTAATGTATATTTATTTTTATTGTAAAATGTTTTTCTTTTTTTCCATTGGCGCTTAAACACATCATGACTATCAATGATATCCACCACCATAGGGCGCTCGTGTTTAACACGTAAGATTCTTCCAACTGCTTGTGTAATATCAGTTCGTGGAGTCGCGAATATTAATGTAGTAAGTGTTTTAATATCTAATGCCTCAGATGCCATTGAATATGTAGCTAAAACTATTTTACATTGTTCGCTTTTTTTTAAATCACATTCTTTCATACCGCCCACATAATACCCAATATCTTTAATGTCTCTGTGTTGAAACGCATCATATAAATAGTTTAATAAACTTTTATTTTGAGACAAAATCATAATTTGTTGGTCTCGTTTTTCTTCAAGTTCATGGAGAATTACATTTATAATAAATTCACTTCTTCTGTTATAGTTACATAATTTTGTAATCATACTTGAATACATAGGCGACCCTTTATAGTCAGTGATAATTTCGTTAAATTCTTCATCATCGACTTTAAATTCAATTCCTTTTACTACCACATCGTCATCTTTTTCTCTTTCTTCACTATAAACGATTTCACCCAGAAACATTTTAAATATAGGAGTTAATCCGTCTTTTCTTTGCATCGTAGCACTTAACCCTAGTGTATATTTTGTTACAATTTTTGATAAAGATCTTGAGAAAACATCCGATGATATATGATGACATTCGTCAACAATGGTTAGTCCAAATGTTTCAAAAATAGTATCCGGATATTCTTTCATGGATAGTGATTGAAGCATACCAATGACAATATCTTTTTCATCAATATCTATAATATTTCCTTGAATTTTTCCTATTTTTGCTTTAGGTAAAAACTGTTCAATCCTCTCAATCCATTGATTTAATAAAAATGATTTATGAACCACAACCAATGTTTTTGTTTTTAATTCTGATATAATATTTAAAGCTATAATCGTTTTTCCTCTTCCACAAGGTATCTCTAATAATCCGCCCCCTCCGTTATCATCATCTGTATGTGATAAATAAGTTTTCACTATATTTTTTTGATAATCACGTAATTCTCCATTAAACTTAATATCATTTTTTTTATATTTCGTTAATTTATTCATTTCAGGATTCCCATAATGTTCAATACCAAAATATCGCGGAATATATAATTTATTGTTTGATTCTCTATAAACAGGAAATGTTTTAGGTTGTACTGGTGATTTAGGAATATAAGGTTTCGCTATTAATGTTTTACGAATAAAAACTTGTTCATTAATATCTAAATATTCTTTTGGTATCGTGTATCCTTTATTTCCTAGATACGACATTATATAAAACATTTATAGTTTTAATTAATCAATTTTATAAAATATTTATATAAAATATATGGCAATCAAAATTAAGAAAACTCTATCGAACAATCCTCTATTTAAAATACAATTCGTAAAAGATATTATGAAGGGAGAAAAAAAACATGAACTTCTAATTGGTGTGATTTTGATAATATACCTTATATTTGATATTCCTATGCCAAATGCATTATCTAAATCGATTGATACAAAAATAGGAAATGTTGTTGTTGTACTTCTCGCTCTAATTACATTCGTTGCTACAAATACAGTTGTAGGTATTTTATCGTTAGTGGTTGCTTATGAAATTATAAGAAGATCAAGAAAACACGGACACCAATACAACAGAAGATATCTTCCTTCTGAAAATAATAAAAAAAAATATTTCAATAATGAAATACCTAAAACATTAGAAGAAACTATTATTAAATCTGGACTTCCTCTTGAAAATAAATTAAACGATAAACCAAGTTATCAACCTATTTTAGAAGATCAACATTCATCGACTTTGCTGTAAGTTCGCAGATGTACTTGTACTATTCTTTTGCGACATTATGTACTTTACTATTCTTTTGCGACATTATGTAATTTAATAATTTATAATAAATTAAGAAAACCATTACCAATAATAAAATAAATAATATAGCAATAAAAACACGATTACTATTTATATTTTTTAAATAATCAGGGGGTTCTAATTTATATTTAGGTTGAGGAACGAGGACCTCCTCATCTTCACCAGTTAATTGGCAATCAATATAAATATCATCCCCACCACCTTGCATACTTACCGGTCCTCCTTTACTTTTTGATAATGAACTATTTTTATATCTCGTTGGGTTAAATGGTTCTAGCATATCTTTTAAATAATTTGAAGTCTTATTATTGATTGTATAAGAATCGTTGGCTTTAAAAACAATCCAATGTTCAATATTACTACAATTCACATTATTATTCGTTTTTCCATCAACATCTGAATAAATAAATTCATTCTCTCCTTGATAGTAATAATATGAATTATTTGGTACCATGGATGAAACATTCATTGTTGGTAATATTTCTGAAACACAATTCTCACTGTTACAAACTTTACTAACACCATCAATAATCGTATCTAAATTACTTGTATATCCATTATTGATTCTTAATGGTATAGATAAATTTAAGTTTTTACTTGAAGTGGTTGTTAATGTTATAATGATTTCACCTTCATACTCTAACTGATTATAACTATGTAAAGGCTGTTTGAATAATAAAATTCTTGAAACCATGTAATTTTCTTTATTAAATATAACATCTGGTTTATCTGTATACAATGTAGTTTCAAATTCAAGGCAAACTTTTTTATGTTTCACCTTAATATCTTTTAATTCGTGAAAAGAGTGAGCATATTCACAAGTTCCAGAACAAACATTAGTTATTTTACTATCTACTATATCAATAGGTGAGGGAGAGTTCGGGCACGACATAATATAATATTATTATATATTAATTATGGGAAAAAATAAAAGAAAAGTTAAATCTTTTAAAAAAAAAAAGAAAAATAATAAAATCTTTTCAAGTTTAAAAAATAAAAAGAAAATGAGGGGCGGTAGAGACCCACAAGAATCCATTCCGCCGAATATTGATATAAAAACTCTACAAAAGTTACAACGTAAAATGGAGATAGAAGGTATACCCTTTGATATTCAACAATACATTAAACAACCAGTTAGCCTACAACCACCACCACAAGTTATCCCGCCACCACAAGTTAGTCAACCACAAGTTATCCCGCCACCACAAGTTATCCCACCACCACAAGTTAGTCAACCACCACAAGTTAGTCAACCACCACAAGTTAGTCAACCACCACAAGTTAGTCAATCAAATGATAATCAAACTGAGTCAAGTAAATGTATATCATCACAGAGTCTTGGCGGTGGATGTAATGAAGATTTAATACATATTACAGATAATGTTTGTATTAAAATACTGGATAGAGACGACGGACCATATTTACAATATACATTTCCTCTTTCACATATAAATAAGGGAAAAAGTGATACTTTTGATTTTCATAATTTTTTGAGTGGTTGGACGGACAATGAAAAAATAAATGAAATAATAGAGAAAGTCATTAAAAAATATAACAAACATAATCCCGTTACCGTCGGCACGCAGGTACCAATACAAGAAGCAGTTGTAGTACCAATACAAGAAGCAGTTGTAGTACCAGGAAAAGACGCGCCAGACGCATCAGTAGGAGGACAAGCAGCAGGTACACTAGGAGCAAAACAACCAGTAGTACCAGAAACACAAGCAACAGGAGAAGACGCAGCACAACCAACAGGAGGAACATCAGGAGGACCAGCATCAACACCAGCACAACCAACAACACTAGAACAACCACCAGACGCGACACAAGAAGGAAGTTCAACAGAAGCAGAAGCATCAGGAAAAGACGCGCCAGACGCATCAGTAGGAGGACAAGCAGCAGGTACACTAGGAGCAAAACAACCAGTAGTACCAGAAGCACAAGCAACAGGAGAAGACGCAGTACAACCAACAGGAGGAACATCAGGAGGACCAGCATCAACACCAACACAACCATCAACACTAGAACAACCACCAGACGCGACACAAGAAGGAATATCAACAGAAGCAGCATCAGGAAAAGACGCAACAGAAGAAGAGAAAAATAAAGATGAAGTAGCACAAACACAAGGAGCAAGAGAAAGTCAAACACAAGAAGGAAAAGACGCGACACCATCAACAACATCACTAGAACAAACAGAACAAACAGAACCACGAACAGCAGCACCAACAGCAGGACCAGTAGCACCAACAGCAGCACCAGCAACAACAGGACCAGCAGGACCATCAACACAAGAAGAACTAGTAAATTTACTAGCAAGGGAAGCAGCATCAACATTATTTGGCGCAGGAATTGACGCAGGAAAAAGCGCTTTAATGAATACCCCACAGGGTAAGGGGGTGGCCATGGTTGGAAATATGGCGGGGGTGGACGTGAATCCCTCCTTAGAAAACGTCGAAGACCAGATTAAAAAAACTAAAGTGACTAATTCAAATTAATATTATAATATATATATATGTCATCATCTTTAAATTCAAAAGATTTAAAAGAATTACAGATTTTAAGAAATGCTGTTGAAAATGCAGAACAAGTTGTAGGAAAACGACTAGCAAAAAGTGATATAATATTAAATATCATAAAAATATTAGAAGATTTTTTAAAGAAAAAAAAATTAGTTTGCTATGGAGGAACCGCGATTAATAATATTCTTTCACCAGAACAGCAATTTTACAATAAGGATATTGAAATACCTGATTATGACTTTTTTTCACCCCATGCTTTAAAGGATGCGAAAGAACTGGCGGATATTTATTCAAAAAATGGTTATATTGACGTAGAAGCAAAAGCTGGCGTTCACACTGGAACGTACAAAGTATATGTAAATTATATACCCATAGCAGATATTACATTTTGTACAAAAGAAATTTATACAGTAATCAAAAAGAATGCGTTAAATGTAGATAATATATTATACGCTCCGCCAGATTATTTAAGAATGTCTATGTATTTAGAGCTGTCCAGACCAGAAGGTGATGTATCCAGATGGGAAAAAGTATTTAAACGATTGAAAAAAATAAATAATGAATATCCAATTCAATATACTTGTAAATTTAAAGATTATAAAAGACCATTAAAGAAAAAAATAGATGGAGACAATATATTTAATATTATAAAAAATACGGCGATAGAAGAAAAATGTGTATTTTTTGGTGGATATGCTCATACTCTATTTTCTAAATATATACATTCTTCAAAGAATGTAAATTTAAATAATATAAGTGATTTTGATATTTTAGCATTAGAACCACTAGAACTTGTAGATAAATTAAAGGATAATTTAAGAACAAATGGATTTGACAATATTGATGTAATAAAGAAAACAGGGGTAGGTGAGATCATATCAAAACATTATCAAGTTAAATTGGACGGTGAAATCATCGCATACATTTATGAACCGCTTGCTTGTCATAGTTATAATGAAATTAATATTGCAGGAAAGGATATAAGAATTGCCACTATTGATACATTATTAAGTTTTTATTTAGCATTTTTGTATACTGAACGTGATTATTATAATGTAGATAAAATTATTTGTCAATGCGAACTTTTATTCAAACTTCAAACTCAGTATTCTACAAAAAATAGTGGAATTTTTAAAAGATATAATATAAATTGTTATGGAGATCAAGAAACAATGGAAACTATCAGAAAAGAAAAAGCAGAAATGTATAATAAATTAAAAAATCAGAGAAATACCCCCGAATTTGATAAATATTTTTTAAGATATATACCAAACACCAAAATAATATCAACTGATTTGCAAACCAAGAAAAAAAAATCAACCAAGAAAAAAACAAAAAAAACAAAAAAATAATTCGACAAATATTACCAATAACAACTATTTTCACATAATCTAGGGTTTAATGTTAACAATGATGGTTTATCTTCTTCTACTACATTTACCCATTTTTCATTTATTAATTTTGAAATAATTGGATGTCTTCTCCATCGATTACCAATTATTCCAAAGTATAATTGTAACGCCCCTCCAATATATATTGAACTTTTATTTAATTCTGAATAAATAAAATCTGATAAAATCATACCAAATCCGCCGCAACTAACAAGGGCTATATCAAAATTAAATGATTTATTTAATTCAAATAAATCCTTTTTCATTTTGTCAAGATGAAATGTCCAAGAATTGGTATCATGATTACCTCCATTTTGTTGAACGGGTTTATATATATGAAAGTCAGTAGATTTATCAAATATGGGTTTATTAAAAATAGTAGTATGGTTTTGTAATTGTTTTAAAGTGGTTTCTTTATGTGATGTAATAATTAGTACCTTTTTATTTTTGAAAATATGATTAAAATTATAGTTTGAATTATCTACAAAATAAAATGGTTCCAACGCTTGTGCACATATTCGTTTTTGTTGAGGACATAATTTATTTAAAAAATTATAATATGGTTTTGCTTGGGAATACATACCACCAGACCATATAGATAAAATATCACAATTAATACACGAATTATTATATAATTTTACATATTGTTTTATATCATTGCTTGATAAAAAATGAATACCAGCAGTTGTAAGCATCTCTTTTATAAGTGATTCTGGTAATTTTGTATTAGATAATACTTTACCACATAAATTAGGCTCGTTTCCAGATAGTCGTCCAATAAAAAATTTTTCATTTTTTTCATTTTTATCTAATATATATGTTTGTAAATAAATAAAAGAGTTTATTTTTTCCATATCAGTAAATGGTTTTGTTAAATCTGTAAATTCCATAATAATATAAATAAAATATATTTATATAATAATATAAATATTAATAATATAAATATATTTTTTTTATATTATAATGTCAAAACCAAGTAGTTTTTCTTCTATTTGTACGTCTAATTGTGCGTTTGAACTAGTAGGTTTATTATTATCATTATCTGTCTTCCATCCTAATGAAAGAATGTTTATACTATGTGATACGAAAACAAAAGAAATAATTGATAATATGACACCTCAACCAAGATTACAAATAACATGGTTTGTTGAATTAGATAAATACGATGGTATGAATCGTCAAATAATGGAACAAGATAAAATATTTGGAGAATTTTTAAAAAATAAGATGAAGGTTATAAAATATGCATTAAATGAAACAACTGATACAATGTTATTAGATACAGATATTATTATAACCGATACAATAAATGATATAGATGCTAGTAAAGAAGTAGGGTTATCGCCACAATTTATTAATCAGAAATATATTATTAAAACAGGTTTTTATAATGCGGGATTAGTGTGGTGTAAGTCATTAGATGTATGTCATACGTGGGAAAAATATATAGATTATTCTAATCATTGTCCTGAACAAATAAATATGATTGAATTAAGAAAACACAGTTATTTTGAATTCGGAGAAAATTATAATTTACAATGCTGGCGTTTAATGTTATCGGTTGAAAACCCTCAACAAATAGCAAATTATATTACTTCTAGTGATAAATTATACTATAAAAATAAGCCATTGAAATTTGTTCATACTCATTTTTTAGATAAGAGATTTCAACAATTTAATAATCTTATTATTCAACATTTATCTAATGCAAAAATGTATAAGATATTAGCTATTATATATCGCGTAATTCATAATAAATGGGTTTTGAAAATACCCAAACAACCCATTCAAGGATTAGGAAGACATAATAACGATAGTTATAGAGAAATACCTATATTAATGAAGGTTCAAAATAAAGATGTAGATGTAAAATATGATGATAAAACAATTCATTGTTGGTTAGAACCCAATATTTTAACATATGACCGTCCAACATTAGAATGGTGTAATCAAGAAATTACAACGAGTTCTTTGATGCTATTAGGAAATGGTGATGTTAATGTAGAGGGACAACATTTAAAAAGTAAAATACCAACTCTAAATATTAGACCGTGGATTTTTTGGCCTAGAAAGCCAATGCTGTTGGAGAAAGTTTTAAAACAAAAAGGTATTTTGAAGTACGACGAACGAAAAGTTGAAAGTATTTTTATTGGCAATTTTGAAAATAGTGTTCAAGAGAAATTTCGAAAAACAACCGATTCATGGGATAATGTATTGACTGAATATCATTGTACGAAAGGACAAAAGCATAAATTTACTCATGAAGAATATTTAATGAAATTGCGTAATTCCAGATATGGATTATGTTTACGAGGATATGGGTCAAAATGTCATCGTGAAGTGGAATTAATGGCATTTGGAACGGTTCCTATTGTTACACCTGAAGTATCAGTTTCTTCTTATATGGAACCATTCATTGAAAATACACATTATATTTTTGTTAAGAGTCCAGAAGAATTAAAACAACAAATTACAAATATGGATGAAGAACAATGGAAGAAAATGTCATTCGCGTGTTATGAATGGTATCAGAGAAACGTCCATAGTAAAAACTGTTGGAATAATATGATAAAACATATATTGTATAAATAAGTTTAATTACAATAATAAATATAATTTATATATTAATGATACCAACTGTAATTATTCATATAGGATATAAAGAATATTTGAAAGTCAATTTACAGATAACAGGGGTTAATAATAAAATTTATTTAATCGGCGATAATGCTGTAAAACATCTGGGACAGTTAAAAAATGTTACTTTTGTTGATATTAATAAATATAGAAATATACCTATAATTACAAAATCGAGAGACATGTTCATAAATTATTCATCCAATAATAAAAATTGTGAATGGATATGTTTTGAACGCGTTTTTATATTAAAGTTTTTTATGGAAGAATTTAATATAAATCATATTTTTCATATTGATAGTGATAATATTTTATTATATGATATAAATAACTATTCTTTTAAAAAAGAAATAGCATATTGTTTATGTAAAAACTATCATACATATAGAATGTCTAATAGTATTCATGTAGGATTGTTAAATCAAAATTTTTGTAATAAATTCATAGAATTATACAATGATTTATATATCAATAAAAGCAAATATAATCTAATTAAAAATAAAATAAAATTTCATACAGATGTATCAAGTGGAAAATATGTTAATGGAGGTATATGTGATATGACTCTTTATTATATTCTTGTAAATGAAAAAATAATAGACGTTGAAAATTTATTAGAACCAAATAATAATGTAGTATTTTTAAACAATATAAATAATGGCGAAGGTTACGAATATAAACAACAATATAGATTAAAAAATAATATTCTAGATATATCATTCAACAAGGATAAATGTAATATATATGATGAAATAAATAATAAAACACTCATGTTATTTAATATTCATTTTCAAGGAGGTGCTAAACGATTTATGAGAGAAGAGTTAATCAAAATTACACCTAATCCATTAGTAAAAATAGGAACAAATTCTGGCGGTTGGTATGTTCCTTCATTTATGAAATTGAATGAAAATAGTATAATTTATTCTGGAGGAGTTGGAGAAGACATGTCATTTGATTTGTTGCTTCAATGTAAATATAATTGTCACGTCTTACTAATTGACCCAACAAATAAAGCTATAAAGCATTTTGATGAAGTAAAACAATATTATAATAGCAAGCAATTATTTACTGGTTGTATTCAAAATGACTATTACTCTTGTATTCAATCATTGCAACCAGACCTAGGAAAATTAAAATTTTATAAACATTCCAGCGAAAATTTTGATATAGTACCAGTAGATAGTATCAAACATATAATGGTTCAACAAGGTCATAAACACATAGATATATTGAAATTGGATATAGAATGTCTCAAAATAGAAGCAGTGAATCAAATGTTAGATGATAAAATATATCCAACCTATGTATTGATTGAATTTGATTTATTATTAAAAAATAAAGATGATAATACCAAAAAAAAACTAATTGAACGAATGATTACAATAGAAGGATATAAAATATTAAAAAATGACAAGTTAAATATTACATTTGTTAAAGTTTAAAAGTTAATAATTACTAATAGTTTATTATTTACATTATTGTCATTACATGATAATGACAAGTGTATTAAATATTATAATATGATAATGACAAGTGTATTAAATATTATAATATGATAGACATTGTAAAGTAAATAATATGATATGATACATATTGTAAATTAAATAAAGATAATTTATAATATTATATAAATGATACAATCGCATGATATATTTGATACATTATTGGACAATTATGTTATAATGGAAAAGATATATTCACTATAATATAAAAATACAAATAATTTGCTGTAGTGTAATTGTACGCCTATTCCAGAGGATATGCCTCAAGGGCAAACAAATAGTGTAAAGGGTCCAAATTCTAAACAACAAAGGGTGACAAACGAATCAGTCATAAACCGTAACGAATCTATAAAATACGAAATGACAACAATGAATGTTGAATTATTAGATATATATGAGAAAATGAAACCTATACAGCATTTGGTTCAACGACCAAAAGACCTACATTTTCATGAAAAAGGAGAAATAATGATGTCAATTCATATATGTAAACGATTGAAAGAATTATTTTTTACACCTTTGAACATTTAAAACGCCGACTTTTCTTTAAGAAATTTATTTATAATAGAAGTAATATTATTTCTATATTTATCATAAAATTTAGAAGTATGATGCTCACAATTGTCCGATAAAGATAAATCATAATTCATATTTAAATTTGTAATATCTTTGTAATTTTCAAATGTATTATTTATATCTATATTAATTATTTCAAACGTCAAATTAGGATATTTTTCTTTAATTATATCATTAATTTTACATAAATAATCATACAAAATTACTTTATCATCTCTTGATTTTTTATGGTAAATATACTCTTCATTTGAATGGATAAATAATACTTTTTTATTGGAATTCAATAAATTAAAAAATCTATCTAAATAATGATTAAATTTTGTTATCAGTTCTTCTGTATTTAAATTTGTATAATGTGTAAAGTGTTGCCCGTAATAATTTATATGAGAACCTTTAAAACATCTATGAGTAAAATAATGTAAATCCTTAACATAAAAATCATTAGAAATATTTTTATTATTAAAAGTTAAATATTTATCTTTTCCATTTACTAAAACATCATATATAATTTTTGAATTATTTCTTACCCAGTCAAATGGATACGTTTCTTTTTTTAAATTCAGATTTCTTAAAGATAATCCAGGACAACAACTTGAACCAATGATATTATTTCATCATATTTCATTATATATATATATAATATTAATGTACGAAAACATTATTCTTATACCATTTCGTCAGCGTGTCAACATTTAGAATATTTTATATAAATGAACAATTAAATATTACATTTTTTAGAAATAATTAAAAAAAATATTGAGTCATTGCTTTCCTCTCTCCAGATTTTATAATATTTCCTCGATGAATATATGTAGTATCTACTAGAACAACAGTGCCTTTATTTCCTATTATATCATGTAAAATAATATTATTATTATTCTTAATTATTAAATCAATAGTTTCATCATGAAACCTAGTATTATAAGTTGGTGTTCTTGGTTTTGGATAACCTATTTGTTTTGTATTACTATTGGTTAAAAATTGAAAATTTCCGTTTTCATTTGTAACGTCAGATAAATACATTAGTGCTTTAAATTGACAATTATGATTATCTCTATGCCAACCAGCACCACTATTCTTTATTTTTCCATTTTCATAAATTATTTTATTCAATAAAGTTTTTTTATTCAAATTTTTATTGTATTTTGAAGCTATTTCATTCAAAAATGAATTATTATAAAAATTATCATTTATAAATTTAGAATATTTTTCAGCATGAAATATTCTTTCGTCATTGCTACAACTTTCTTTATCTAAAATTTCTATATGTTGTTTATTATTGTTAAAAACTATTTCAAATTCTTTAATAAAATTCGTTACTACTTTATCATCAAACATATTTTCTAATATACATATACCATATTCTTTTAAAAGTAAATGTGTTATATAGATAGATGGTTTTATAATACTACAATCAATTGTAGGTAATGTAGTATCTTTTAAACTACATAATGTAGCATCTATAATTTTATTATTATGTAACCAAATAATAATATTTATTTCATCATTTATATTATGACAATCTGATGGTTTTCTATTCATATTATAGAGATGCTCTATTTGATTATTTTCATTCGTCAAAGACATATGTGATATAAAAATATCGTTAATATCATCTTTAATAAATTTATCTGTACCGTTTATTTGTAATAATGTATCAAAAATGGCATTACAACCCATTCTAGGAATTTTATTAAATTTAAATGGACAATTTATACTTTTTAGATAATTATTATATCTTGTTACAAGTGAATTATTTTGTCTTATAATTTGGTTATATTTAGATTTATCAAAACATTTTATAAAATTTAAAATATATTTTTCGTTTGCATTTGTACTATTAATATAAGTTTTAATATTATTTTTATTGACATTATTATATACATGACAATTAAAAAATTGAATATATGTTTTAGTTCCATTGTTGTAATTCGGTAATCCAAAATTACATCTAATATTTTTATCAAAATTATCAATAATATTATTTAGTTTAATATTATGATATGGTTTATTTCCAATAATAATCATAATATAATATAATATTAATA